AGAAATTTTTCTGTTTTTGCGTTCGTTAAAATCTTACGTAGATAAATTTCAGCCAAAAAATGTTTACTGTACTTGGGATAAAAAACTTGAATGGCCTTCTACTAATTTTCGTAAAGAAGCAACAGCTGTAGAATACAAAGCAGGTAGAGATGATGACAAGTTTAAAAATGTATTTAAATATGCCGAAAAGATACAAGAACTTATTTCTTGCTTAGGCGTACATAATATATATCCTCTTCGTATGGAAGCAGATGATCTAATGGCTTATTTGACTCATAAACTTCCCGGTTTAAATATTGTTATCACAACAGATAAAGATTTACTACAAACTGTATCTGATAATACTATTGTATATAATCCAATAAAAAAGAAAGAAGTAACTTTAAATAATTTCGAAGATTATACAGGAGTAAAAAAAGAATACTATATTTCTTTTAGAGCAATTACTGGAGATAAATCTGATAATATACCAGGTATACCTAGATATGGTATTAAGCGTTTTCTTAAATTAGAACATAAACTAGTAGACCTTGAAGGAGAGGAAACAGCTCTAGTAAGAGGAGATGCTATAACAGAAGAGCAATTTGAAATATATAAGCGCAACTGGAAATTAATGGATCTTAAACAAGGTTATACTCATTACGATGATGAGGTACCTGCTTACGAAGAACAATTAAAAGAAATAAAAGAAAATGATACAACTAATTTTACTGTTTTTCTCAAACAAGCGAAAGAGTTGAATTTATGGTCTATAGTAAGAAACTATACCTCATGGAGAAATTCGTTTGATAATAACGAACATTTATTAAATACTATTAACAAGGCTATACAAAATGCATGTACCAAGACAACCTAAACCTATCGTAGCTCCATCAGGAGAAACCGCAAGACCTGTCATTAAAAATGTCAGAGTCGGAAACGAGATACGAGTTGAAGCTCATTATACTGACCCTAAAACTGGTCAGTTTATAACTAAGATTCCTGTATCTGTTACAAAAGTAGATGATTAGTGAATTAGTACCTCAAGAATACGTCATAGAAAAGTTTTTTCAGTACGCTGGATATCCTAAGTACAAAAAAATTACTAACGTATATGAAGGAGGATGCCCTACGTGTAGAGAGGGTAAATCTTGGGGTAAGAAACGACGTCTATATTTTGTAGTAAAAGAGGATTATATTTTCTGTCATAATTGTGGTTGGTCTGGTTCACCAGTAAAATGGGTACAAGAAGTAACTGGGAAGAATTATGTAGAGATTGTTCAAGAGTCTAAATCGTTCAATTCCTTTACTGTTCCTCATTTTGAGAAAGAAAATGATTTAACTATAGATAAACCACCTCCTTCTTTACCTGGAGATTGTATTAATCTATACGATAAAACTCAATGCAGTTTTTACAGTCATGAGACCATGGTAAAGCATGCAATTAATACATGTAAGACAAGACGACTATTTACTGCAATAAATAAACCTAAATCTTTGTGGTTTTGTAGAAATGATTTTGTACATAAGAATAGAATAATAATACCGTTCTATGAGGATAAAGATATTTTATTTTATCAGTCTCGTAAATTAGAAAACAATAAGAAAGATACTAAACCAAAATATCTATCTAAAATCGGAGCTGATAAAACTGTTTTTAATTTTGATAATATACAAAATAAAGTAGAAAATATATTTATATTTGAAGGACCTATTGATAGTTTTTTTGTGGAGAATGGAGTAGCTGTAGGCGGTATAAGTAGAGGTAGGTCTCTTTTTACTAAAAGACAAGAAAAGCAAATATCTCAAAAACCTTTTCATAAAAGAATATGGGTTTTAGATAACCAATGGTGTGATGCTACCGCTAAAGAAAAAACAATGTCTTTATTAAGCCAAGGGGAGAAGTGTTTTATATGGCCTGAGGAATTAAAAACGTTTAAAGACTTTAATGATATCTGTCAAAAAATAAACCGAGACTCAATCGAATCTCAGTTTATTGTAAAAAATAGTTATGATGAATTAAAAGGTAAACTCTTGTTAACTAAGATTACTTAAATACAATTATTTTTTGTGCATCAGCTGCAGTCGCGCATTTTATAGCTGCAATCTGTAGGTTATAAGTACCTGCAGCAGTACTAGCAGGTAATTCTAAACCAGTTGTAAATGGTATCGTATGACCATATTCATCGACTTCATCTTCAGTTGCCATATAGGCGGTAACAACACCAGTTAAACTCGACGTAATAATAAACCCATCATATCTCCCTAGATCAATTTTTGACGTTGAGTTAGTACCGCTAGCTCTTTTTGCTTCTGTGTGTGTGTTGCGTGTTAACATGATATATTAGTATTAATTATTTATTTTAAAATCTGCAGGAATTGGTTTAGACCTATTATATCCAAAACGAATACAATGCCTGTTCCAAGCTGCTTGTAAAGCTTCATCTGCTACTGGGGTATTTTTATCTTTGTTTACCGGTGTACCTGCGTCGGCAGCAATTCGTTTAGCAAGAGCTTCTTTAGCAGCTTTCAATTCTTTTTCTTCCTTAAGAGCTTTTTTTTCTGCTTTAGCAGCTTCTGCAGATTCTTTCTCCACAATTGCCTCTAATTCCTTTGTTGTTTTTTTCTTTGAATCAGCCATAGTTATAATTATTTATGTTTTTCTATATAAAGGTTCTTGAATATTTGATTAAGACTAGCAAGTCTTTCACAGACATCTAAAATTTCACTTTTAGTAGCATCAGATACATCATCAAAAATTGTACCTGTTTTATTATCTGTTCTCAAATAACCTAAAACACTATCAGTACCTCCGTTTAAATATTCAATGACTTCGTCAATATTACCTACCCACTCTTGTAATTGCTCAAGTTCGTGTTGCGTATTAGGCTGAGTATCTTGTACATCTTCAAAGTCACCAGCGTTTTCTGGTTTATCTAAGCTTCCTGCGAAAGACTGGGCATCATCCTCAGGTCCCGCATCAATTGCTGGCACTTCATCTTCTTTTAATAAAGATAAAAATTTGTTTTTAAACTTTCCCATGTAAGTATTTATTAAATACTTATGATGAAAGGCATACTTTTCGAAGATTTATATATGTACACAAACAAGTACTGGAAGGATGTAAAGTCTAGACACGTTCGACCAACTACTAAAACTCTTGCTGACATCGCGAAAGCCAGTCCAGAAACATACAATAAAGTTAAAGCAGACCTAGTACCGTTCCCAGGAGATCATGCAGTAGAACAATTAGGATCAGCATTTAAAAGTATATCTGACGCTACCTATCTTTTAAACCAATTATTCGAAAACCCTACAGTTACATCAGATGAAAAAACTCAGGTATCTGTAAATAATAAGTTGCAAAAAATTCAGGATCTTATAAAATCGGTGGCTGACGATTTAGATCATGATGGCGCAAATAATTCGTAGTTTAATTTACCTTATAGTAATTTCAAGTAGTGCAGGAGGAGTATATTACTTCTTTCACCCTACTCTCCTCTCTTTTATAAAAGCTACTATTCTAACTGCAGCGATACAAATATTATTTTTTATATTATACAATAATATACTTAGATATATTGCCCGTATACAACTAGAAAAAGAAGCGTTATTAGCTGCTCAACTAGCTGCTAAAAACAAAGTACTTCTAGAGTGTTCTGGTTGTAAAAAAACAAATAACGTTGATATAGATTTAGCAGAAGAAAATAGTTTTACGTGTTCGTGTGGTGCAGAAAATAAAGTAGTAATTGATATAACTTCAATATTACCGACAAATATAATATATGACAAATAATACAAAGACGGATTACTCATCTCTTGCGAGGTGGTTATGCTTATATGAAGCAGTAAATATTATTTCTGAAAAAGCAGAAAAAATGGGACATAATAAGGATTGTTTAAAACCTATTCCTATAAACAAATATATAAGCGAAAGATTTCATTCAGTATTGAAAGATATAGAATATGAATATAAACAAGAACCAGAGACTATTAATAGTAGTCCCCGTAAACGTCATCATTAGAACCATAATCAAAATATGATTCCTGTTCAGTGTCAAGGTCATTTATATAATCTATTTCAGTAGCAGTTAATGGACCGACCCCAGAAGTATCTGAAACCATAGTAGACTTAGCTTCAGCGTCCATACCTGGTAAGAAGGTATGGTCGTTTCTTCTGGCTTTTAATTTAAATACGTAGTGCCCTTGCAATGGATTTATTTCATTAATCATCTCATCCATACGCTCTGTAACTTCGAATATTTTA